AAAGTCAAGGAAATGTTTTGTGCAGTTGAATCGTTATCGAAGTTTAATTCACCAAAATCAGCAGTCTTAACAAAAGCTCCTTTTAGTACCCACTCAGAAACAATATCACCTACTGGACCTACGATGTCGATTGTTACGTCCTTCTTGTAGAAGTCAGAATAACCATCACGGCCAGTTACTGATTCGTGGTGTAAACGTACCCATTCCATTACTGCCTGTGCTCCTGAAGGAGTGATAGGATCAAATAATGTCAAAGTTACATCATTCCATCTCAATTTACCTTTTACTTTACGGTAAACGTTAATATGGTTCAATACAATTTCGCCCTGTTCGAATCCTAATCCATTTACCCCTTTAATAAGGTAAGCTGGAATACCATCAACGTACATGATAAATCTATTCTGTACTTTGGGTTCAAACGCGGTGAAGAAAATTTCGTCTGCTGTTAAAATTGCCATTTTGCTATTTGTTTATAAATATTGCCTTATGTTAAAATTATCCTGGGAATGTAGTTCCTGTTGGAGTAATGTTGAAATCTAAGTAGATGAATTCGGCAGTCTTAGTAGGTTGGATATAAATTTGACCAACCATCTCGTTTCTGTCAACTACATCTGCTGTGTTGTTTGATTCGTCCATCACTACTTTGAAAGCGTAAAGTCCCTGTCTCTGTTGAACTGATTCTAGGTAAGGATTAACTTGTGCCAAGAAAGAATTTCTAGTAGCAACACTATTCTGTTCGAATACTAAGTTGTTAGCTACTTGAGAGATGTAAGATTTCAAAGAGATCAACAATCTTCTTACGTTTACTCTATCCAAAGCAGAAGCTTTAGTCTGCAAAGTCTTTTGTCCGTAGACTACTGTACCTTGTCCTGGGAAAGTAGCAATTGGGTTAACTTTACCGCTGTATAGAGTATCTCTGTCAGATTGAGCTAATTTTCTTTCTGCTCTGATTACTTGACCTAAACCACCTCTATTGATACCAGCAGGAGCAAACCAAGGCTCAGCAACTGAATCGTTGAATGCATAAACACCACCAAGAACAGTTGAAGCAGGTACCCAAACCTGTTGACCAGAATCTGGATCTAATACCTGTACCCAAGGCCAGTAAGAAGCAGCATAAGAAGTATTTCTAGAAGCAGCTTGAGTTACTACTGTAGCAACTTGTGAGTTGTAAGGAACTAAATCAAGTACGAACAAGTTATCTCCTCTGTTTTGAGTATTTGAAATAATTGAAGTTACTTGTGAAGGTTGCAAAGAATCAAACAATCCAGGAGTCAATAGAAGATTAAACTTATAATCGTCTGTATTTGACAACAAGTTGATCATGTTAGAGTAGCTTCCGCTAGGAATACCTTGTGATCTGTTGCCGTCTGTAATTGTGTTATAGTATTGGGCATTACCCATGATATCACCAGTTGCACCTGAGAATGAACCTGATCCGTTCAGAGGAATTGAGCTAGTGTATTGAGCTTTAGGAGATCCAGAGTTATCAAAGTATCCAGGAGTTGGTGAAGGTACAGACTTAACTCTCAAGTACTTAGATTTTACAGGATATGATCCAGTGATTTCTAAGTAGTAGCTGGTACCTGAGCTTGCATAGTTGTAAGTCTGATCACCGATTACCTTAGCTACATAGTTAGTAGTCATAGGATCTAATGATAGGTTAGTCCAAGTTTCTAATACGATAGGAGTGTTACCAGTATCGTCTCCTCTTCTCACTAATAGGTCAAAAGTACCTGAAGAAGTGTTAGAGTTAACAATTTGCCATCTGATGTTATCGATGCTTCCGCTTGCTAATGCACCATTTGAGCTTAGAGAAGATGAGCTATTCATCATAACTCCTTCAGATAAGGTTTCGAATACTACTGAACCAGAAGTATTTGATCCGCTTGCAGGAGAGGTAGCTGAAGAATATGAACCTGATACTACTCTTGCAACCAATAAGGTTTCTCCTCCGTTGTTGAAATAGTTATAAGCTGCGATTGAAGTAAAGTAAGTGTATACATTACTACCGCTTGTGAAAGTGCTACCGAAAGTATTTTGATACTGACTGTAAGACGTAATCACAGTAGGTACTTCTACAGGACCTTTTACTGTAGGTCCAATAATAGCTGCTCCCACCGTAACTGGTTGTGAGGTGATAAACGATTGATCGTTTTCTCTAGCGAGTACCCCTGGGGATATTAAAGTTTCTGCCATTTTGTTTTAGTTGATTTAATAGTTCTAATATAAATAGTAAGAAGGTGTTCAAAAAGCAGTACTAAAATACGCGGGAGTAACCGGTATTTAATCGATTATTGAATCAGTCTCTATACCAAAAGAGATTTTACCAGCAGAAAGAAACTTCTTAGTAGCTGTTAAATCTTTAGCGATTGCGTCTGGAATAATATACCCTCTTAACTTAATGTTAAAAGAGGTTCTTACTAAGCGTTCTTCTCCTTGATTTACTGTAGTGTTATCAGTGTAAGTGTCAATCCTTGCTCTAAATTTAAATCTAGCGGGATCTCCCCAGTATGCATCTGAAGCGTAGTTAATTGCTTCAACAATTTTGTTCATCTGTTCTCTGTAATAAGTCCAAATAACACATTCGTAATTTAAAGTAACGTAATCCGGAATTACTACTGCTTGATAACTAACTACAGGTTTTCTGTTATTTAGGATATCAAAGTTGCTATAGGCTACACCCTTCTGGTATTTTTGACCTACTACTGCATAGTTTAAAGGATTGTTAGCATCTAATTTGTTAGCAACAGTAAAGTCTTTTTCTACAGAACTATTCTTAAACATAATGATAGGACACATAATCTTACCATTTTTGTCTCTATAATACCCGTCTTTTTGAACTGATTTCCACCTTTCGGGATTTCCGTAAATAACAGGTACTGCTATTGTAGTTCCGTTCTGGTATACTTGAGGTTTAATTACATTATTAAAGTAGTATACAACAGCTTCGTCGATATCCTCAATACCGACTGTGTATGGCTTTTCAGTATCTCCTTTTACTGAGATTTGATTTGCTCTATAACTTTTAGCGGTTGCTGGATTGGTTGGGTTCTGAAATACCGGTAATGGCGTTACTGCTGCATTAGGATCGTCCAAAAAAGGAGTCTGTTGAGAGATAGCAATCTCTCTTTGATTTTTCGGTACTGGTTTTCTAATCTTGTTAGCCATTACATTCTTTCTTTAGTTATACCTAGTTTATCAGCAGGTACAAGGTGAGTTGAACAAACAATACTAATTGAAGAACCAAATTGACTTAGTCCATCAGAGTATGAGTATTCAGGTATCTTACCTACAAAGTATTGGTTTTCTATAGTGCCATCTACTTCATAATAGTTTTCATAGTAGAATATAACATCTCCTACTTCAGGTACTAATTCAAGATCTCTTAAGTCTTGTTGGAAGAAAGCAAAATTTAACGCTCTGTTAACATCCGGTCCAAAATTATCCGTACTCCAGGTTTGATCTCCTCTGGTAATTAAGCAGTTAAGTAAGGCTGGTTCGCTGAAAAATTTATCAATGGCTTCTCCGTAAATGTTTGTTTGTGAAGCTCCAAGAGTGACTTTGTAATATCCTATCTGCTGAGTTATAATATCGGGTAATAACTCACGGTTGATACTATTAATCAACAATACATCTCTCTGTCTTCCAAATAAAGCCATTTATATTTCCTCAATTTTTTGTAATTGTTTGGTACTATATTTGAATTTCTTTAAAGTAGGGATTGTCTTCATTGCTTCGTTTTTAATCAATTCAAAAGTTTCTTGCCCTGGTTTTAGAGTTACTACTTTTAATTCGAGTAATCCTCTTGGATTTAGATCTTCTTTATCTGTTTTATTGTTTACAACTGTAACATATCTTAAAGCTCTAATGAGTTGAGCGATATCAGTAATGTTGGTATCCTCTGAGAATTCAACATATACCAGTGTTTGGTACATTGAGTATGTTACTTCGTTTAATAGGTCTTGTAGTTTCATTATCCTATAAATATTAATTGAGGAACCATGTTCAATTCCTTTGTTTTATAATCAGCCTCTAGAGCTCTTCTTTCAAGTAGTTTATCTCTAGAAGTCTCATCTAAATATCCTCTTAATCTCTCTAAAAGCAAGTTCTTTTCGGCAGTAGCTGCTGTAATTAAATCTGCATGGTTAAGAGTAACTTCTGCTCCTGGGATTGGAATAGTGCCGTACTTACCTCTAACATATCCAAGCATCTCTTTAGCTAAGGCTAATGTATATTCAAAAATCCATTGTCTGCCAATAGAATTAATCTGTACATACTTAGGATTGGCATAAGGTACATTTGATACGTTAGAAACTAACCCAGATGAACTAGGCATTGTTGCAATGTTTCTTTCTGAGTTTTTAATATATTCAAAGAACATTTTTCCTTCATCCACTGTTGGGATTGGGAATAATCTTAATCTATTGTTTACTAACTCAAATGAATACTGTGACTTTCTAATCTGGTCGTTAAACTCAATAGCTTGAATCTTCTGAAGATCGTAGTTGATTGGCATCAGAAGGAAGTTAATTGCCGGTGAGTAGTTGCCCCATCCAAAAGTATCCAGTAGGTTCATCATACCAGTACCTGTTCCTGCATAAGGATCAAAGTAACGAACGATGGCCGGGGGTGATTCATAGAATACCCTTTTAATCTCAATTGTATCTCCAGGAGCTAAGGAAGCTGATGCAGCTGCCCAAGCAGTCATATCATAATCCTGCTGACCGGCTTTTGTGTGGAATGAACCTGTATACCAAGTAACTGTTCCACCAACTCCTGCTTCTTCCCCGTATTGGTGAGACATTCTCACAATAGATCCAAAGTTTGGCTGTATTACTGAGTTATTAAAACTAGACCCTGTAGTTGTTCCTTCCATAGAAAGGTAATCCTGCCTTACTTTAAAAGCATAGATTTCATTACCGTAAGTTGTTACTGCTTCTTCAAAAGCTGTATAGAAGTTGGTAGCTTGTAATTCTACGTCTACTAGGGGGTATCCAAGTCTTCTTGCACAGAAATCTGCTACCTTATCAGCATCTGTCTGAAATTGATAATCATAGTCGTAGAACCCAAATGGAGTGTCTCCGGGAAAGAAGGAAGAGGAACCGGGCCAGATTGCAGCATTAGCCATATACTAATAAATAGTATTGGTTTTGCTTACTTAATTTGGGTCATTGTAACGATTACGGAGGGAACCCCTACTCCACCGTTTGCAGGAGCGGCAATTTCGGCAACTAACTGTGCACTAGCACCGCCGTCAACATACCATACTAATTCTAAGTAATCTCCGGCAATTAAACTTTCTACAAAATTCCAAGCTCCAACGTATTTTTGGTTTTGGTTTTGAATTGAAATACCTGTGTTGCTGTAGGTTACGTCTGTTCCGTTTTTTCTCAACCAAATATGAACATCAGGAGATCCACCTACTGTAGTTTGAACCTGTGCTGAAAACTGAAGGTTGTATATACCGGTTCTTGATACTGTGATTCTTGAATTTGATGCTACTATAACTCCGTCTTGAATGACTGGGGTGTTTAGAGTCATGGAGGCTGATGCACCTGTTGCTAGTGTTTGAGTAGTTGTATCGTAAAAAGTACCGACTCCTAAGTTTGTAACTCCGTTACTTGCATAAGATGAAGTTAATGCATAAGATGCTGAGGTTGCATAAGAAGATGAGCCGTTTATATTTCCTAGTAAAGAGCCTGTAAATGATGCAGCTTGAACAGAACTACCAGATAAAATAGGTACTGTTAGAGTATTGGTTGATGGGTTGTAATAAGGACCATTAGAACCATCTGCTGCTAGTTGATGATAATCGTTTAAAGCACCTGTTGAATTTTTGAATACTAAAGTATATTCAGCATTAGTTGAGCTATTAGAAGCAATATACTCCTTACTGGCAGAATCAGCTGTCTTTGAATTTAATGCATTAGTTGCCCAAGATGCTGTTGCGTATAAAGGACCAATAATTGTATAGGAACCAGAAGTTACTAAATCGTATGCTTGAGAACCTGATAATGCATCTACAAACTGATTTACGTGAACTGCTTGTATAGTTTGTCCGGTTTGGATTTGGGATAGGTAATTTACTGCGTTTGCCATTTATTAATAAATATCAATAAAAAAGGA